TTATCAAAGTACCTATAATTGTCAGCTATAACAATAAAGGTACTAAGCAGGCCGTTAAAGGTATTGGCGGTTTAGAAAAATCTTTTAAGAAAATGGGGCTAGCCTCTAAATTATCTTTTGCTGCAGCTACTACCGCAGTAACAGCCTTTACAAAGAAGGCGGTAACCGCAGCCCTAGAGGAATCTAAAGCGGTAGCTGTACTCAATAAAAGCCTAGATAACTTAGGCTTAGCGTTTGCCTCTACTGGTGTTAACGCTTATATAGATAGTTTGCAAAGAGCTACGGGCGTATCCGAGGACTTACTAAGGCCGGCTTTTGGCAGGTTGATTAGGTCTACTAACGACTTAGGTAAAGCACAGCAATTACTAGCCCTGAGCTTAGACATAAGCGCGGCTACCGGTAAATCTGTTGACGCAGTGGCAGCTAGTTTAAGTAAAGCCTATCTGGGGCAGAACACAGCTCTAGGCCGATTAGGTGTCGGCTTATCTAAGGCTGAGCTAGCCTCTAGCAGCTTTGAGGAAATACAGACAAAATTAACTACGCTGTTTGCAGGTAGCGCAAAAGTTGCAGCCGATACTTATGCCGGTAGCGTTGCTAAGCTACAGATAGCCGCTAAAGAGGCAAGCGAAACCATAGGGTTTGCTTTAATTGACGGGATACAAAGATTAGGCGACGAAAAAGGAATAGACAACGCGGCCGACTCTATGGAACGGTTCGCTAGCGAAATAAGTTTTGCTGTAACTGGTATTGCTGTTTTAGCAGACACTATTAGTAACAATGCTTTAGCTAAAGGTCTAAACAATTTATTAAAGTTTGGCCCTGTTGCTATAGCCATAAATGAATTATCAAGATTAGGTAAAGCTACTGTAGCTAGTGAAACTACAGCTACTAACCGACAAAGCCCGCGAGTAGCTGAGCAGGCAGCCGCTAAGGCTGCTAAAGCTCGTAAAATTGAAATAGCCGACCGTACTAAAATAGTCGGGCTTACTAAAGCCCAAGCGGCTAACGAACGCCTAGCGCGTACCTTTGACCTAGACGCTATACAGCTAGCCGCTGCCTTGCAAGGAAAACTATCTAAAGAGGACGAGGCAAGAGTAAAGGCCCTACAGGCATTAAAAACTGAGGACAAAAACGACGATATTAAAGCTCTAAGCGATTTAGAAGCTGCTAAACGCCAGGCAACCTTTGACGAAATAGCCAGGCTCAAACTGATCGTAGACGAATCTAAAAAGGCTAACGAGGAGATACTCGCAGACGCTAGAGCTAGAATCTCAGCTTTAAGTAAAGCCTCACTACCTAGCGCGGCAGCTTATAGCGTGGGTGCAGCCGGTAGCACTTTCGCCCCTGGTTTAGCTGAGGCTCAGTCTGCAATAGCAGCGGGAACCTTTGGGGATATGGGCGGCTTAAATTATTTAGGTTTTGATCTAGCGGCTTTAGGTGCGGCTAATATGCAAATGGAAACAGGCATAGCAGCCCAACAGGCGGCAGGCCCAACAAACCTAACCGTTAACCTGCAAGGCGGCATAAACGTAGGTTCTACCTTTGAGTTTTACCAAACAGTACAAACAGCCCTACAGGAATTAAATAGGGCAGGTAATAGCCTTACCTCAGCTGGTAGCTAATGGCAGCCCCAACGATTAACTGCATAGTTAACTTTAGCTCTGGTGCGTCTTTTGGCCAGGCTATGATTATTGGCTCTGGTGTATTAGGCGTTAACGTACTTAGCGATAGTGCAACTGTTACAGCCGACGTATCTAATCAAGTCCAGGCTGTAAGTATCCAGCGTGGCCGTAATGCTAACGCGGACCAATTTCAAGCCGGTACTGCTTCTATACGTATTGCCGATATTAACGGCGACTTTAACCCTGAAAACCTAAGCTCACCCTTTGCGGGGCTTTTGCTGCCTTTGCGTAAGGTTACAATAACTGCAACTGATAACAACACCGGTCTAGTTTATCCGCTGTTTGCAGGCTATATAACAGGCTATAACTTTACTCAGGCCCAAGTAGTAGGCGAGGTGTCTTACACGACCCTAACAGCCTCAGACGGCTTTAGATTACTTAATATGGGTACTGTATCAACTGTTACAGGTGCTACAGCTGGACAGTTATCAGGGGCTAGAGTTACTAAGATTTTGGACCAGATCGCTTGGCCTAACTCTATGCGCGATATAGACGCGGGGCAGACGACGCTACAGGCTGACCCTGGCACTACCAGGACTGCACTTAACGCCTTGCAAACCGTAGAAACCAGCGAGTACGGCGCGGTATATATGGACGCTAGCGGTAACGTAACTTTTCAAGATCGAGCGTTAACCTCTAGCTCTATCGGCGGTACTAGTACGGTGTTTGCAGATGACGGCTCAGGTATTCAATACCAAAACGTGCGCTGGGTGCTAGATGACTCACTGGTATATAACAAAGCCTCAATAACGGCTACAGGGTTAGCTACTCAAACTGCTACTAACCAAGACTCTATAGACAAGTATTTTTTACACAGCTATAACAAAACTGATCTTTTAATGCAGAATACAGCCGAAGCCCTTAACTACGCTAAGGCCTACGTAGCCTCCAGGCAAGAAACAACCGTAAGGTGCGACAGCGTAACCCTGCTAGATTTAAACACCGTCGGTTATGACGCAGGTATCGTGGCAGCTCTAGAACTTGATTACTTTGACACTATTACCGTTAAGTCAACTCAACCTAACAGCGTAGGAACCAGCACCCTAAATAAAACTTTGCAGATATTCGGCGTAAGTTACAATATAACCCCTACGCGCTGGTCTACTACTTTTGTTACGTTAGAGCCAATTATAGAATCTTTCATAATTGGTAACGCTAATTACGGACAATTAGGTATAAATGTATTATCCTACTAACAGCGAAAGAGGTAAATAATGGCTACAGGTTTTCCGGCTAGCAGCGGCGACGTACTCAGTTCAGCTATGTTTAACGGCCTAGTGGCCTTTACGGTTACTACTGAGTCAGGTGCTACCTATACGGTAGACAATGACGACCTATACCAGGTGCTTATTCAGACTAGCAACGCTGGTACTAAAACGGTAACTATTGCGCCCGATAGCACTTTAACTGCAGCTGCAGTAGGCAGCGCGATTACTTTTATTAACACTGGTGCAGGGCTTCTAACTTTTGCAGCTGGTAGCGGTGTAACTATTACCTCAGCCGGTGCAGTATCAGCCGCCCCTACTTTAGCTACGCATAAGGTAGCTCAATGCGTGCGGGTAGCTGCTAACACCTGGCGTATTTTTGGCGGTATTGCTTAAATGATTGGCGCAATAGCAGCAGGGGCGATTGGGGCGTTTGTTCAAGCACCAATTACTGCTGATTTTTTAATTATTGCAGGAGGTGGCGGGGGAGGTAAAGACGGTGCAGGGGGTGGAGGCGCAGGTGGCTACCTTAACTCTAAGACTGGTGAAACCTCAGGCGGGGGACAAAGCGCTCAAAGTAAATTAAGTCTTACCGCAGGAATTACTTACACCATAACCGTAGGTAATGGCGGCGCAGGTTCAACTTCTAACAGTGCTACAGGCGTAGCAGGTGGCAATTCATCTATTGCTGGTACAGGTATTACTACAGTTACAGCCACCGGAGGCGGTGGAGGTGGCAGCCGCGACTTTGCTAAAGATGGTGGCGCTGGTGGTTCCGGCGGTGGAGGTACTAGAAGCGGCGGTTCCGGTGGAACCCCTACAGCCTCACCCGTCCAGGGTTATGCAGGTCAAGGCGGTTTAGCTACTGCCCCAGGCGGTGGCGGTGGTGGTGCAGGTGAACTTGGCGGAACAGATGGGCAAGGCGACGGAGGCGACGGGCTGGACTCAACGATTAGCGGCTCAAATGTTACTAGAGGTGGTGGTGGAGGAGGAGGCGCGGGTGATGGCTCACGCGCAACCGTAGGAGGTGCAGGAGGTGGAGGTGCGGGCGGCAATGGCACAAGCACAGCACCAGTTGCAGGCAGTGCAAATACCGGCGGTGGTGGAGGAGGAGGCTCTAACGAAACTATTTACGTGAACGGTGCAGCTGGCGGCTCTGGTGTAGTCATTATTAGCGCGGGAGTAGCCGCAGCTTCTACAACCGGCTCACCTTCTAATCCAAGTTTAGGTATTTATATTTACAATGGCGACGGCAGTATCACCTTTTAAGGGGGATTAAATGGGACACTTTGCTAAGTTAGATTTAGATAACAACGTAATAGGCGTACACGTTTTAAATAACGCAGTGTTTACTATTAACGGCAACGAATCAGAGCAGGCCGGGATAGATTTTTTAACCTCATTACACAGCCATAATTTATGGAAACAAACGAGCTATAACGGCAGTTTTCGTTTTAATTATGCGGCCCCTGGGTACACTTATGACCCATTAGCAGACGCTTTTATAGCCCCTAGTCCTAACTGTGAACACCTTGAATTAGTTTTAAATACTATTAATTACCAATGGGAGTGCAGTAATGCCGAACACGACCCTGAAATCTAGTAACGGCTGGCCTGCCAGTAAGGACCCTGCAGAAATTGGTATTAAATCTTTTAAAGTACCTGGCACTGATCTTAAAATACGGTGTGCTGAAAAAGTTGCGCCCTTGCTTATTGGCTTGGCGGCGGAGTTCCACGAAACGATAGAGCCTATAGACAAAGGCACGTTAGACGATTGGGGCTATGCGTTCCGTATGATAAGGGGCAGCACTGACAGCCTTAGTAATCACAGTAGCGGCACAGCTATAGACCTTAACGCGACTAAACACCCGCTAGGCAAAGAAAACACTTTTAGCCCTGAGGACGCTGCTAAGTGCATAGCACTAGCTAAGAAATACGGGTGTAAATGGGGCGGCACTTATCGTAACCGTAAAGATGATATGCACTTTGAAATAGCGTTAAACCCTAAACAAACAAAAGAGCTTATAGCTAAGCTCGGATTGGTTAAAGATGAATAGACACAGCCTAAAAGTAGCTCAACAAATCGGCGGCAGCTGGTTACGTAGCTTTGTAGCTGCAACAGTCGCCTGTTATATGTCTGGCATTACTGACCCTAGCCTTTTGCTTAAAGCAGGATTAGCAGCTGTGCTACCTGTCGCTTATCGTTACCTAAACCCTAAAGACCCTCTAGGTCGGTAGTGCGCTTATGGCTTATAGGGCTAGGCCTGAGCGTTTTACTAACTGGGTGCGGTTATGACGGCTGGACAAGATACCCCTGCCAAGAGTACAAAAACTGGAAACTCAAAGAGTGTCAACCGCCGGCGTGTATCCCTACTGGAGTCTGCACTAAGGACCTCGTTAAACAGTCGTACAATGGATAGACCGGCACGCAGGTTAGGCCCTGAGGATATACACGCCAGGTTAATTTTAATTATTGGGGCTTCACTAGCTGCCTGCTTTGTGCTGGTTACTTTAGGTATTACTTATGCGCTGATCTTTGTAACTCAGCCATTAAATGCCCAGGCCCCTAATGACGCTGCCTTTATAGACCTGCTTAAAACCCTGGCTATATTCCTTACTGGCTCACTGGGTGGAGTGCTAGCAGGCAACGGCCTTAAGTCTAAACCGAAGCCCGACACGCCGCCTAAACCCTAATTCTGGGCAGGTGTGCGTATAATTAAAAATCCGGACTAGAAAGGACTAGAAAAAATGGCAGGTAATTTAGCGTTTATCTATATGTTAATTATTTACGGTGTTATTACTTTTGGAGTAGCCGTACTGGCTTGGTCAAGAGGATATAACACAGCAAAAAAAGAGCTACAAAGTATGCGTAGACACCCAGGCTATTTAAGAGCTGTTAAATGATTACTAAATCAGAGCCTGGTATCTGGTGCGATTACTGCAAAACACAATGGGGCCGAGTTAAGAACGTCTGGCACGAAAAGGCTATGACTGAGGCCAGTATTACTATCACCAGCGTTAACCCTAAAAGTCATGGGCAAAAGCGGCACTACTGCCAAGCTCACGCGTTAGAGGTAACGACCTTTACAAATACGACTACGCACGAAGGTTACAGGTGGTCGTTGCAAGATCAGGTAAAAGCAGTAGCCCCAATACAATTAGAAATGGACGGTAAAGTAAATGGCTAATAACGTAGATACTAAATTGCAAGCTAACTTTAAAATGGCTAACGGGGACTTAATCAACGTATACGC